ATGTTTGATATGTTGATTCCTCCAGTATTTGCCGGTAATCGTTTGACAGGTTCAGCATTACCCTTCTGCTTGATGCCGGTCCGTATTCCGGAAATGCCATTTTGCCAACATCTGTTTTTCTTGTCCCTGTCGTATCATAATCCGGATTGTACTGTGCATATATGGTCCTGTCTTTTCCGTTTTCCTGAATCGTCAGCTGAATCGGCTTTTTACTCCAGATATCCTGAATCAAAGATATCAGCGCATTTTGTTTTATGCTTTTTTCTGTTCCCTGTGCATAGTTGCTGACGTATACCGGCCTTCCCGTATCCGGATCTTCGCCGATTTTGCTGTACCGTGCAGTCCCGTTTTCTGTACCTTCTGCTTTTTCCTCCGCCGGCCTGCTGACCGCTTCGTCCCACGCCACATTGACCAGCTCGCCCAGCTTCCGCATATCTGTATTGATCATCCGCCGGCTGGCAGCGCTCATGCTTGAATACATGCTGCTCAGCGCGGTTCTCGCCCGTTTGAACAGATCCTGCACAAAACTTTTTACCTTTCCGTACAGGCTCTGGTTCGTGTTCTGCACATGGTCCAGCACGTTTTTGTTGGTAAAGATGCTGTCACAGCTGTCCGCAATCAATTCATCAATCGCCCGGTCCAGCGTCAGGCCCTGCTTGTCCATGTAATCCGCGATAGCTTCGTTCAGACCCTGTGTTGTCATGGATTTCCGCAGCGTATCCAGCACATACTTCGCCACATTATCATACGCTTCAATGCTGCTGTTCCGTCGCAGCCAGTGCAGAAACTCATGCCCGCTGGTCACGTTGATGTTGTGTTTCCCCTGCGCTTCGATCTCGCCTGTCACCAGGTTCCGCCCGTAATTTTCACCTTCTATGTTGATCAGGATCTCGTCCTGGCTTTCCTCGCCGTAGATCTCTGACATGTTCCCTTTGTACTGCTCCAGATCCTTGCGCTGCTGCGCCAGTTTTTCCAGATACGCATTGTCGACAAACCTGACGTCCATGCCCAGTGCCACCGCCAGAGTCGCCTGCGTTTTGATATCGTTCTTTTCTTCGTCGGAAACGTTCAGCTCGTCTACTGCTTCGTCAAATTCTTTTGTCCCGTACTGGGTGTCTTCCATGAACGTCGCGCTGCCTTCTCCGGCCTTGTGCGCGTTCCGCTGGGCGTCTTTCGTTTCGTTCTCGCGGATGCTCTTCAGCTCGCTCTGCGCCATGTTATACATCCGCTTTGCGAATTCGTCCCCGATGACCGTATGCGGCATCTCCGTCTGCTGAAATGCCGCGTAACGGATCGCCGTCGCGTCGATCATGTAGTTCCCCGGCTGGTTCATAACCTCCGGCTGCTCCATGTCGAAGATCATCTGGTTGACATACGCCTGGCTGTAGAATCCCGGATTGACCGCCTGGCTTTCGATGATCACGCCCATGCCCGGATTTGTCGTCCGGATCTGGTTCGGCTCCACCAGCTGCGTTTCGCCGTTGATTGTCACCTGATACATCAGCCTGTCGTTCTCTTTATCCAGCACAAGGCTGTCCAGTTTGGCGTGCATCACCTTGTCCTTGTCATATACAATGACGCCCCGCGGCCCGTTTACCTTTTCGCCCTCCGCGCTCTGGTAATCGCTGTCCTTTTCGCTGATGACATATGTTCCTTTTATTCTGTTCGTTCTGCTTAATTTGTTCTGTGTCTCCGGCTTACTGATCAGTGTCGACGCGACGGACTGCGCCCCGCGTTCCGTTTTTGTGCTTTCCTTGATCGCTTCCTGCGTTTTCCCCTGCGTTTCCTCGTTGAACCGGTAATCCATGTAGGTGTTCAGCGCCGCCTGATTGCCGTTGATAGTCCGGCGTTCCTCTGCGCTCAGGTTGTCGATTCCGCCGTTCTCCAGCGCCTTGACAATCAGCCTGGACAGATCCCGCGCGCTTTCTCTTTCGACATTCTTTCCTTCCAGATCACCCGCGACCCGGTCCTCCAAAACCGTGCGCGCTGTGTTTCCAATCTGTTCGTTTGTATCGTTGATAATGGTGATTGCCAGTAAACCCGCGTCGTAATTGCTGATCTTTTTGCCGCTCTCCAGTTTGCTCTGCAGTTTCTGTCCCAGCTCATAGCTGGTTGTGTCCTGGCTCATCTGCGCGGCTGCCTTCGCCAGCTGGTCTATTTTGTTGCTGTCGTTTACGTTTTTGCCTGTCTTGGCAATGCCGATCCGGTTTGCCGCTCCGTAACCCATCGACATGCCCCAACCGCTGATCATGCCGGCCAGGAAGCTCAGTCCTATCTGCTCCCATTTCTGCTTCAGCACCTGCTTGCCGGCCTGCGTCGGATCCACGCCCTGGTTGACCAGCTGCCGGTACTGTTTCTGCAGCTCGTCCTCATGGCCGTTTATCATGCTCATCACGGAATCAAAGCCCCAGTTCAGCAGATCCGCGTTGACTTCTTCGCTGCCCTCCGCCAGACCCGCTTTCCCCAGGTATTTCATAAAGCTCTTGAAATCCATATCCCGAACGTTCGGATTCAGGATGGTTTCAAGGCTTACCCTTTCTGTAATCCACTCAATTGCGCCGTCTCCGATTGCATACGTCGCCGCTTCAATCGGGTCATAGTTCTCTTCCAGCTTGTTCAACATCGTATTGGCTGCCGCTTCGCTGCTCATGATGGCCTGAATGATCCGCATGCCCGGCTTGGATGCAGCACCGCCCGCCGCAAATCCGCCAACGCCCATCGCCAGCAGGTTGTCGCTGATGCTGTCGCCGACGTTCAGCAGGAATTCCGTTGCGCCGGATTCATCGCCAATCAGCTTGGCCAGGTTTTTGTTGATCTGTTCGCGTCCTGTCTGCACGATGTTTGTCATCATGTAGTATTTACTGTTCTGATCCAGCGCGTTTTCGTCTCCGATTCCCGGCAGCCCCAGCCCTGTCAGCAATACATTGCCCATGCCTACCGCGCTTGCCGCAGCGCCTGTCATGTTCAGCGCAGGCGACATGACCTTGAGCACAGTACCTGCCACCGGTTCTTCCGCCTTGCTGCGGATGTAATAATCATGGTAAACACTCATGCAATGGTTCAGATATGTATCAATCCCTTTCAGGAACATATCCGCCATATTGCTGCCGTATGTCTTGTAATCTTCATACAGCTTGTTGTACTGCTTCACCATTTCCGGCGTCGCAAAATAATACTTGGAAACATGATCAATTCCGTTCAGCGGTGATCCCGGCTCCGGCAGGTTGTTCATGAAGTAGTATGCCTTATCCGCTTCGCTGCCTACCGGCACGTCATACAGTTCCGACCAGAAATTGTCCATTTCCTTAATCGTGCTGACATACTCCGGATTGTAATTCCCGCTGAACCCGGATTCCTCAGCCCATCCCGCCACCTTTTCATAGTCCTTGCGGAACTGCAATACGTTTTCGCTTTCTTTTACGTTTTCCGAATAGATTTTCGCTTCTTCGTTCTCCTGCCATACGGTTTTATCGCCGCGGATAATGCTGTCCAGCTGCTTGTCAATTTCTGTTGTCTGTTCCTCTGTCAGTGTTGCGGTCCATTCGTCATATCCGACCGGCATAATCGCATCAAAGATTTCTTTTCGCAGCTCGTTCCGCTCCACTTCATTGTCCGTGTTCAGATACAGCCGCTGCAGCGTATCCAGATCCGTACCAAAATATTCATTGGCTTTGTCATACACTTCCTGCCGCTGCTGTTCGCTGTTCTTTTGTGCTTCCGCTACCGCATCGCGTTGTCTTGAATCTCTTACATTTTCCCTGTCATATCCCTGCAGCACGTCGAACAAACCGGCCATCTGTTCTGATCTGCTTCCTGCCGGTCTTTCCTTCGCTTCTTCAGCTGCCTTTTTGTTTGATTCGATATAGTTTTCCAGGCCCTCCAGATTCATGAAGTACGGATCTGTGCCTGCATTGTATGTGCCCAGGTTTACTTTGTTCTGTTTCTCATTCAGCGGCCCGATAAATGACTTGACGCCGAATCCGGTAACTCCGTTTTCTTTTTGCTCGTCTTTATATTCGCTGTATCCCTGATATCCCTTCTGCATCTTTTTGCTGCTCAGTTCTTTCAGGTACTTGTCCAGCTGTTCCTGCTGCCTTTTCTGCTCCCGTTCCAGCGCGCCGGGCGTGTCGTTGATCATCTTCGCGGCATACACCTGTCCCCGCTGATCGCCCTGGTCTGTATAGGTATAATCCTTTGCTGTATCCTGCCAGTATTTTGTGATTTCCTGATTCTTCTTTTTCTGTTTTTCCTTTTCCCTTTCCGCCGCGCCGGGTGTATCACTGATCATCTTTGCGGCATACACCTGCCGCCGCTGATCGCCTTTATCAGTGTACGTGTATTCCTGCGATTTCTGTTTCCACAGCTCCGTTGCCGCCTGGCTTTTCAGTTTTGCTGCACGTTCAGACGCGCCTTTCTGGTCATAGTACGCACCAAATGCGCTGAACAAACCGCCTTTCTTTTTTGTGTCTGTATTGTCTTTTGTATTTTTACGTTCTTTTTCATAATCAGCGACTGTTTTCCGTCCGGAATTGTTTTTCTTTTCATAATCGCCGATTGTCTGTAAACCGCTTTTATTCTTTCTTCTTGCCATCTTCCAATCCTCCGCCGTTTTATATCATCAGCGTTTCCCGTTTTTCTTCTTCAACTCTTCACCCAGCTTCGCAAAAGTCGATGTGCCGCCGGTTCCCGTCTTGGTTCCTGTCGTTCCTGTTGCCGCAGTCACTTTATCTCCTTCCTTGACTGCCGCACCTTTGCCAATCATTCCGCCCAGTCCGGATAGTTTATCTCCATATTTCTCACTCAAAATCTGTCCTGAAATGGCACCCCTCTTTGTATCGTCCACATAATCCCGGTCATCAATGTTTTTCCGGTCTACCAGGGTATATTTCCCGTTCTCGTCCACTGAATAATAGTTTCCGTTGCCGTCCACATAGTATGTTTTCGGTTTATATCCGCCCGTTCCGCCGCCGGTAGCGACCGGTGTGATCAATTTCTGCGCGTCCTCCGCGCTCATGCCCGCCGCTGCCAGCAGTTCCGCGCTCGGCATCTGTCCCATGGCCAGGATGTTTTCCACATAGCTGGCCGCGTACTTCTGCGCTTCGCTCATCTTTTCCCAGTTCAGCCCCTCGTCAAACTCGCGGATCTTCTCCATCAGGCTGGAATCATACTGATACATCTCTTCACGCTGGTCCACGTCGTCCTTCCAGATCCCGTAGTCCGTGTTCCGTTCTGTGTCGTATCTGCCGGTGTAATAATCAAGATCTGTGTAATAGTCGTTCACGGTGTCCCTGTACCGGTTGTAATCCCTGTCGGCATAGGTGTCGTACCGGCCTGTCATATAGTCACGGTCGTCCCGCCAGTCGCTCACGGTGTCGCGGTACCGGCTGTAATCCGTCGCGTCCGCGCTGGCCAGCACGCCGTACTGGTTATACTTATCCTGCTGCTCGTTCAGCCACTGCTCATAGGCCCTGTCCCGCAGGTCCATTCCTCTGTCGTACAGCGCTGTCAGATACTGGTCATACGCCTGGTTTCCCACCTGCTGCGCGTAACTGTTTCCGTATCCGCCGGTCAGCGCCGCCGCCTGTCCCATCGCGTCCATGGACGCCTGCCGGCCCAGGTTTGTATATTGATCTGCGTATGCCTTGAATAAGTTGTCTCCGTTAAATTCATAGTTAAACTGACCCGGATTCATGATCTGCGCAATCAGCGCGTCCATCATCGGGCCGTATTTGCTGGTGTAACCCTGAGGTTTGTTGTTCATGATATCCGCAAGCGCCTGCTGTGCCTGCAGTACCTCCGCGCTGGCCTGATACGCGCCCGGCTTGCTGCCTTGCAGCGCTTCCATCTGCGCCTTAGCGTTCAGCACGTCCTGGCTCGGAGAATAGGAAGTGTACTGCGTCCTGGCCAGCGCCTGTCCGCTCACCGGATCCACAATGTACGGATTCGGCTGTGCGACTGCCTCCGCTGCCGCTTCCACGGACGTTGCCGGCGTCGCCGTTCCTCCGCCGCCCCCACCGCTTCCGCCAGTTCCTTTTGACGTTGTTTGTCCTGCCGGTTTGGCGTTTGCCACATTTCCTGTATTAATTCCTAAAAAGTCCAGCGCCGACCCTGTTGTCTGTCCTGTCGGTTTGGCGTTTGTGCCGTACACTCTCCCTGATTTCGCAGCCGCACTGTTCTGTGTTTCAGGCGTCAGAATCTGATTATTCGACGTTTTATTTCCCGTTGTTGTCGGCGCCGTATATACCGGAAAACCACCGCCGTGAGACTCTTCTTTAACTCCCGTTTCCGAATACCTTACTTTTGCCATTTCTTCGTCCTCCCGTTTTACTCAATGTAATGCACGATGCACTCGTCCGATGATCCCTGTCCCGTTCTTTGTCCCTGCAATCTCATCGTTCCCTGCGCAAAACTGGAATAATGCGCAAAGTCGTCCGCCACGCTCACTGTATAAATGATGCCCGTTGCCATCTTCGCCCCGCCGCCGTACGAAACGGCTTTTGAAAATGCGTAATTGCCGTAATAGCTCGGCGCCGATATGGTCTTGACGGTTCCCAGGCTGATGGTCGTTCCGTCGCTGCATTCAATGGCCGCATTCACGGTCACGCTGGTCTGCTGGTCCTGTCCCTGCCGGTTGAACGTCCCGCTGATGGTGATCGTGCTGATCCCCGTCATGTCCTCCATCACGGAAATCGGCACCCGGTAGGTAAAGGTGCTTCTTGCCCGCTCCGGACAGCTGTGGGCCACCGCCGCGCTAATGGTCACCGTATCGTCCACCGTCGCCTGTGATCCGGTCGTCTGCGGCTCCAGCCATATAATCCCGTGCCCGGTCGGCGGCGTCGTTCCGTAAATGATCGTCGGAATCTTGATGTTGTTTGCCGTCAGGTTTTTGACCGTCAGGTTTTCAATGGTTCCGTAATCCGCTGCCAGGCTGTTGGTTGCCAGTCCGTTCTTGTCTACCGTCAGCACCACGCCGTTCGTCGCGTCCCGGAAGTCAATCCTGGAGTTGCCGGATCCCTTCAGCAAAATATATCCCGGTGTGTCCATCGTGATGTTCGTCGGGTCAATCAGCACGCCGCTTCCGCCGCTCTGCAGCAGGATCCCCAGCGGATTAATCAATACCTGCGATGTGCCGCTGGTCAGCGTGATGCCCTTCTCATCGCTGACATTGCTCGGCATCACGATGTTTTCGCTAAACGTAATCTGCGCCGGCGTCTGCTGCTGCTGGTTGGCCGCCGTATACGCCGCCATGGCCACGCCGTCCTGATAGAACACCAGTCCGGTCCCAAACAGCTCCGCCAATTTTACTTCGTTGGCGTCCTGGATGGTCAGGCCGCTCGCGTCCACGATCATCCGCTTTTTGCCCTGCAGCATGAATACCAGTTCGTTTCCCTTGTATTCCGCCACCGCGTTGCCGCCCTGGAAGAACACCACCTCGTTGTCCTTGAATTCCGCCAGCGTGTTCCCGCTCGGATCCTTGATCACCATCCCGTCGCCGTCGATGGTCAGCCGCGCCTGGTTGTTCTGCAGGAATTCGATTTTGCTGCCGGTGTAGCTGGCCACCTTCTTGTTGCTCTGGTAAAATCCCAGCTCGTTGGGCGTGAGCTCCGCCACCTTGTTTTCGTCATGGTAGACTTCCGTCCCGTCCACCAGAAACTGCGTCACATCGTTTCCAACTGCCACGCCGTACACCGGCTGGTCCTGCGCGTCGTTTCGCAGGTGTCCGCTCTTCACATAGCTTTTGCTGTTCAGCACATAATCCTTCAGCCCGCCGATGATCTCCGCATAGCTGAAGGTCTGTTTAATTCCGTCCGGCGTGATGTCCACCCGCAGGCCCTTTTTCCGGTTCCAGTTCCCGCTGCTTCCTTCCGCGCTTTCCTCGCCGTAAAGAATCAAATTGTAATTGTCCTGCACCGTTTTCACAAACTGCGCGGTTTTGATGATCAGGCTCTTCAGCGTTTCCACTTCGGTATACTGTCCGCCCGGAGTATAGGTATCATTTCCTCCGCTGCCGGCGCCGATCACCTTCGATATGTTGTTCATCAGCACCCGCTCTTCGTCCGTCAGGGATACCGTTTCGCTGCCGGCCATCTGCTGGTTCACGTTCAGCACCGTCGCCACCCGGTACAAATAACTCCGGATCTCCGCCAGCTGTTCCTCCGCCGTCCCGTGCTGCTCCGGCGGCAGCTCAATACGTTCCGCCATCGCTGCCCACCTCCAGATGCCTTCCGATTGAGTAAATCCGCATATCTCCCCTGCCGTTCAGCTTAAACTGCAGATGGTCGCATCGCTTCGGCACCACCGGCAGCAGGAAGGTTTTCATGCTGTGCCCGCGGATCTCGCCCATCTTCTCCCATTCCCGGTCGTCATACCGGATCCACAGTTCCGCAATCGCGTCCGGTTCCAGATACATCCGGATATCAAATCGGCTCATGTATTCGCTGCCGTTTATATCGTTTCTCACCGCGTTGTTGTATCGCCCGGTCGTATATTCCACGCCCTGGATCCCGAACGTCGCGCTCCACTCAATCGCGTCTTCGACGGTCCAGCTCGGATAGTCGTTGTCATCCATATCCAGGTCGCCGGTGTTCGCCGTCATGGACGTCAGCACGTTGTTGTCCTCGTCAATCGCGTACAGCTCGTCCTCCACCGTCCCGAATCCCAGCGCGTGAAAATGGTCCTCTTTGTACCATACGCGCCTTTTTGTGTTGTATGTGAAAAGCGTCCATACGCCGCTTCTGTCTTTCATGTTGATGTAGTATTTATCTCCCAGCGCCCCGGCCCGGGCATTGGAGTACAATACGTCTCCAAGCTTCTCGCTCACGCTCACCGGCATGCTGCCGTCATAGACCATCACGTCTTTCCTGCTTTTGTAGTACACCTGCTCGTTCACCACCACCGCGCTGCGGGCGCTGCCCAGCTGGATCCCCCGGCACATGGTCGTGTTGATCTGAAAAGAGCTCGGCGTGCTGCCGTACACCTGATGGATGCAGTTCTCTTTGAAAAAGACGGGATATCCTTTTTGCGTCACCGCACCTGTAAAGGGCCCGTCCGTTCCCACGCTGGCCGTGTAGCTGTCCTGGCTGTTGCCCAGATAGCGCTCCCAGTTCCGGAAGTCTCCCAGCGCCGACGCATGGATCTCGTTCACCACCTGCCCGTTCAGCAGCCCGTACCGGCAGCCCCACAGCCGGTTATTGCTTTCTACGATGTAGTCCAGGTCCGGCACCTTCCGGTCCGCGCGCACGGTCGTTCCGGTTTTCAGCGCCGCCTGCGTCTGGCTCAGCAGTCCAGCCACCACGATGTATCCGGTCCCGCCGAAATAGACAATTTTGCTGCCGTTCAGACCGTCCACCTGGCTTTTCACCTTGTCGCTGGCCGTGCTGACCGCTTCCAGCCCGCTCAGCGTGATCGCGTCATAGATGTTCAGCCCGGTCCCGATGCCCTCGCCGGATATCTTCACGAACGTCGTCGCGACCTCCACCCACTCGTTGGTGCTGGTGGTCCACTGCCGCAGCACGTCCACGTCCCCGCTCTGGTCAATCCATAGTTTGCCGTTCGCAGGGCTGTCCGGCGCCGTCGCGGAAACGGTGATCTCGCTCATGTCATAGTCGGTCCCGTCCCCGCGGCACATGCACAGTGATATGCTTTCTCCCGCCCTGGCATACAGCCGGTCGATGGTTCCGTAATCGCTCAGGTTGATTGTGTTGAAATACTTCTTGTCCGGATAAATCAGCACATACGCGCCGAAGTTCACAATTTGCTTCGGACACATACTGCTGTCCGCGCTCACCGTCAGTCCCGTCACTTCCGTAAAGTTCCAGTACACCTTCTCGCCCAGGCAGAACGTCAGCTTATCCCGCCCGTCAATGCCGGTCAGTGGATCGTCGGTGCTGCCGTGTTTGTAGCTCTGCCACGCCCTTTTCTTGCGGATCGTCAGCGCCGGATACTGGTCACCGCTCAAATTTTTCATGTCATACATTTCCCCGTCCAGCAGCACCTGATTATGGTCGTATCCGAGGAAATTCATGGTCATTTTGATGTTTTTCTGCTCAGGAATCAGTGACGGCATTCTTTTCATTTTCTGTCCCCTCAAATCCGGAAGAACGGCCTGGCCGGAATCGGCCTGTGCGTCCGCGTCCACCAGTCGCTCATTTGTTCATATTCGTTTTCAAACCGCGCCCGGTTGTTGTTTTCCTTTTCCGTTTCCTGGTTATACTGGTCAATCCGCGTCATGATCCAGTACACATATACCATCTTGAACCGCTCCGGCAGCAGCAGTTCCGTCCCTTCGTCGCTTTCCCGGTCGTATTGCGGCATCTTGATAAACGGCGAATGAAAATGCGTCAGTACCAGCTCATGGTAGATTTTCTGGTCCAGCTCTTCGATAAATGCGACTTTCATCTGCCGCGGCATCATGTTCGTTTTCATTCCGTCCGCCTGCGCCAGCACATCGTTGATGTTCATTCTCTCTTCTCCTTCTGAAAAAAGCAGGCGGGAAAACAGTTTCCCGCCTCCCCGCCTGCCCGTTTCGTTATTTCTCCGGATGCGGATTCGTGATCGGGTCATAGACCTGAACCTCTTCGTCCGCAAACCGCTGAGCATGCCTGTCCGCCTGCAGCGTTTTCATCAGCGCTTCGGCAAACGGCAGTTTCATTTCCTGATACTGGTTGTTTGCCGGGATCTGTACGCTCCGTCCGTTCACGCAGATCCAGTAGCTCTTCTCGGTGGTGTCCCTGCGCTCCGGCACCCTCACGCTGATCGTTTCAGTCCACGGATCCCCGCCTTTCGCGATGCAGTCCTGGATGGCCTGCTCCACCACCTCAGCGTCCTTGCCGGCGCGGTATCCCGCACTCTGCCGCTGTGCCGCTGCCAGCTCAGCCTTGAGCCGGGCGATCTCCGCGTCCTTGTCCGCTGTTTGCGCCACAGGCGCGTCGCTTTTTTTGACGGTTTCCTCCAGCTCCTGGTCCTCTTGCAGTTCGGCGTTCTTCTTTGCTGCCATATTCAGTTTCCTTTCTGCCCTTCGGCGGGCGACTCCGTTTTATGCTCAGATCTTGACGATAACGCCCTGCTTCACCAGGTCCGCTACCATTTCCGCGTTCAGCGTTACGGTGGTGCCGCTCACTTCCACGGCCTTGATCGCGCCGTTCGGGGCTTTCACCAGGGTCGTGTTCCTCCGCAGCGTGCTCTTGCTGCCGTTCACCCACACGTCGCAGTTCTCCAGTACCTGATAGGTGTTGCTTTTCTTCGCCCTGGCAATCAGGGTCACGTCCGCGCTGCCCATCTTGAAGGTCACGTCGTCGCCGTACTCAATGGTCACGCCGCCGGCCAGCACTTCCACGGTGTCCAGCTCATAGTTGGACGCCGGGGTCAGGGTCAGGGTCACGGTGGCGTTCGCCTGTACGTCGCTGGTGGAGCTGGCGCTGGCGGTGGTCATGTTCGCGTCCTTCAGCACGGTCACGTTGTGCCCGCCGGCGAACAGCTGCAGGTTCATCCAGTGTTTCATTGTGTTTTACTCCTTTCATACGGGAATGCCCGGACAGCCCTCCGCCGTCCGGGTTCCCTGTTGTTCATCAGGCCGCTTCGTAGAAATCAAGGCCCAGGTTGTCCTCCTCAACGGAGGAGTAGCTGGATCCGGACCAGATGCACAGCATCCGCTCCTGATACAGGATCTTGCAGGCCATCTCGCCCTTGACGCCGACGGTGCCGAACTGGTTCAGCGGGCCGCCGATCTCATCCTCGTTCTTGATGATCATCTGCATGTTGCCGCCTTCCGGATCCACCACCGCAAACGCGTCCTTCGCGAATACCAGGGTCTTGAAGGTCGCGTAGCTCTGGCCTTCCTTCTTGATGACCGGCGCCAGGTTGCTTTCCACAAACCGGATGCCGTGCATGCGGCCGATCTCGCCGTTGAAAATCTCTTCCGCCGCCATGTACTTGTGGCTTTCGATCCAGGCGTCATCGCGCCGCAGGTCCTCCGCCACGTCCGGATGCACCACCGCCAGGTAATACTGGCCCTGATACTTCATCATCTTCGCTGTTTTCTTCAGCTGGGTGGCAGCCTTGGCCAGCGTATCGCCGGTCACGTTGCACTTGTAGCTGGCCAGCGCGGTCTGCAGCGCCGCTTCGGTGCTGGGGGTGCTCACATAGGTGGTGCCGTTGTAAGCGTCCGCAAACAGCACATTGGTGCAGCCGATCAGCGTGTTGCGGATCAGCTCCTCCTGGGTCAGCGCATAGCTGGCGCTCAGCTCTTCCTCCGCGCCCAGCACGATGGGATGCACGCCGTGCTTCTTGCTCAGGTCGCTGATGGTCACATAGTCGCCGTACTGAGCCAGGCTCACGGTGATGGCGACGATGCCCATCTTCTTGCCGGTCGGGATCACTGCTTCCTTCAGCTTTCCGATGCGGCCCAGGGTCTGCCAGCGGGTCCATTCAATGCTGGTGCCGTGGTTGGCGGGCAGCGTCTGCTTCTGGCCCAGCTGGCCGTAGATCATCTGGTCCCTTGTGTTGTCCAGCATGTCCGTCTCGTAGAACGTCTTATCCAGAGGTCCCAGATCGGTGCTGCCGGGGGTAAAGGATGTGGTTTCGCCGGTATAGGCGTTTACGTAAAACGGCATCGCGTTGACAACGGTGCCCGCTTCAGCGAAAAGCTGAAGATTCATCCAATGTTTCATCATGTTTTCCTCCTGTCGAAACTGATCGGTCCGTATTTCTTTACGTACTCTTTGATTTTATTTCTCTCGCCCCGCTGCAAACTCGCGGGGTTCAGCGCCGGCTCCGCCGCCGCCTGGTTCTTGGCGCTCATGGCGCCCTCCGCCGGTCTGGACCGCTGTGCCTGCAGCGTCTGGCCCATCTGCTGCTGAGCCCGCTGCATCCCGTAACCCATCAGCTGCGGAATCAGTTCCTCGCCGTGTATCGCAAGATACGCCTGCTTCACGCTGATCCCGCCCGGAGCTGTCAGCCTGAAAAATTCAGGATTCTGCATTTCCGCCTGCAGGTCGAAGTTCGGAAACATGCCCTTCATCTCTTCCGCCTGCTGCTGCAGTCCGGCGATGTGCTGCATGTTCCGCTCCCGCTCCTGGGCTTTCTGCTCCCGGGCGATGGCCGCGTCGTGTTCATCCTGCAGTTTCTTGAAGTTCTTGTACGCTTCGACGGGCATCCCCATCTTTTCGGCTTCTTCTTCGTACAGGCTGTCGTCGTCCTCGACCATCTGGCTGAATTCGTCGAAGTTCTCCATCCCGGCTTTCTGCATCAGCAGGCCCGTGACTTTCTTGTATTTGTCCAGCTCCTGATTCGTTGCCGTCAGTTGCTGCGCCGCGTCGGCCTGGTTCTTGAAACGGTCCTTGATGGCTTTCTGCACATCGTTCCCAAACAGTTCCTTAAACTCGCCCTTCTTCGCGGCTTCCCACCGTGCCTGCAGATCGTTCGGCACACTCCCCGCCTGTTCCGGCTGTCCCTGCTGCGGCGCGGCCTGCGCCTGCTCTGCCGGGCCCGCCTGCGTCTGGTTCTGGCCGTAAACCTTCCGCAGCTCCGGATGTCGGTTCATCTGCCTGTTCAGCGCTGCAGCGACCTTCGCGTCCGTCACCTGTGTGCCGTCTCCCAGCGTGTCCCCCACGCGGATCTCGCCGGCAATGGTTCCGGAATCTGCTGCTGTGCCTGTTTCCGCTCCTCCGCCTGCCGGCGCCGCCGGTGCGGCACCTCCCTCTTCAGCGAATAATTGCAGATTCATGGCATGTTTATTCATGGATTTTCCCCTTTCTGCCCTTAGGTGGGCGATCCCTTACTGTGATTATTTCATGTTTTCAGGAATATTTGCAGGTACACACATCAGTCCGGCCTGCTGGCGTTCGCCGCCCGCTCGCCGGCCCTGCGCACGATCATGTTCTCCCGCGGATCATGGGGCGCTTCCGTCGCGTCGTCCGGCGCGTTGTTAACCTTCGGCATCTGCATCCCTCCGCCGGCCTGCATGCCCAGGTCCAGGCTCATGCTGTTGATGATCATCGCCAGCTGCTGCGCGGCCATCGGGTCATACTTCTGCGCCAGCGCCAGCGCGATCTGCGCCACCTGCACCAGCGTATCGCGGATCGTTCCCTGCTCTACAATCCTCCGCTTCAGCTCGTCCTTGCCCTTGAACTCCATCATGTCCAGCAGCATGATCGCCTGGTCTGTCATCTGCGGATTAAACAGGCCCATCCCCCAGAACTGGATCCCCAGCTCGTTCTGCGCCATCTGCGTATAGGCGTTTTCCCGCTGCGCCCGCACGTCGATATCGAACACCGGCAGCCGCATACCCTGTTCCTGGCCCTGCAGGTTCGGAATCATCTGCGTCTGCAGGTTCGCGTTGTTGTAGCTTTCAAAGCTCTCCTGCATATTCTCCGCGCCCACGATCCGGAACACCCGCGGAATCTGGTAGAACTGCCGGATCCGCTCAATCACCATGTTCACGATCTTCGTATAGCTCCGGTAGGCGGCCTTCGTGCTGTCCTTGCTGCTGCGTCCGCTGTCCTCCTTCAGCGCCGCGATCGCGCTGGCCGCCGTCACGCCGCTTGGCACGCCGCCGTTGTTCACGTCCGTGTTGCCCGTGATGAATTTAATGGCGTCCACCTTGTGCTGCAGCATGTTGAACGCTTCGCTGCCCATGTCCGGCACTTCCACCGGCAGCAGGCTGTCCTTGCTCAGGTTCACGCCGGCGGTCACAATCGGCTCCCGCCAGTTCATAAACTGATCCCGGTTGATGCTGCTGTCCTTTTTCTCAAAGTACCTTGGAATCGCGTGCATCAGCGTGTTGATGGTCATCGCGTCGTCCAGCAGGTCCAGCCCGGTCTGCTCGCCCACGCCGATGTCAATGTATCCGTATCCCGCCGGGCTTCCCTCCACCGGAAACAGCGGATCCAGCACGAACGGATATTCGCCGTCATGGTAGTATCCCAGCTGCAGGTCGTTGGGCGATCCGTCCGGATTCGGTTCCTGCGCTCTTTCCTCGCTGCTGTACAGGCAGTTCTCGCCCACAAACTTGCAATAGTGCATCACCGGTCCGCTGGGCCCGCGCTTCTTGTAGTACCAGTCCACCACCACCGCCTTGTTTTCCATGTCGATGTTGTCGTCCGTCTTGTACTTGTCCACGAACAGCTTCATGTTCGCGGCCTTGCCCTCCAGCTCCGGATACGCTTCCTGCAGCTCGTCGATATCCTCGTACGTCACATAGAACAGGTTCCGGCTGTCCTGGATATCCTTGATTCCCGGCTCCCAGTACAGGTTCAGCATGTTGATCTTTGTGATGCTGATATCTCCCAGCCCGCCCAGCTTTGTGCTGTCCCAGAACACGCCGTACGCGCCTGTTCCTTCCTGCATCTTCTGCCACATCGCCTGGCTGTATGTTTCCTCAAACCCGTTCATCTTCAAAATCACGGGAATAATGCTGCTCAGCTTCTTCGCTTCTTCCTTGTCGTCCTGGGCTCTCGGCAGGATGATCGGTTCCGGATAGCTGTCAATCGCGTCCGCGTGTTTGCCCACGATGCTGTTCCACAGCCAGCCCGTGCTCTTCGGCGCCGCGTCCGTGCTCAGGTGGCCGAACTGGAGCTTGATCTGCTTCCAGTTGTTCATCTTCCACCATTCCTGCGCGTTGATAATCCGGCGGTTCACGCTCGCCTTGCCGGCGCGGTACCGCAGCAGCGTGTTCATGGCGCTGTTCAGCCGCTCCTTCGTCATGATCCGGCCCTCCGCGTCCCGTCCCGGCACGCTCTGGCCCTTCAGCTCCAGCAGGCTCTCCGCGCCCATCCGCTGGCCCATCAGGAAGGCGTCATGCTCCTCCGGCGTCATGCCCTGCTGCATGTGCTCCAGTTCGCCTTCCGTCAGGCTGTTGTGCTGCAGCGGATACCGGCTCTGGCTGCGCTGCTGCTGCATCGGCATCCCTCCGCCCGGCCGCGCGTTCCGCTCCATTTCCTCCGCCGCGCCCACCGGCCGCTGTCCTCTCATCCTGTCCCTGATCCCGTCAAATAATGCCATCGTCCTGAACCTCCTCAATCTCAATATGTTCCGGATACCGCGCTGCGATATCTTTCAGTCCCGTCACTGCCATCCGGAAATAGCATTTCGCGTACATGCCGTACTTCCAGCTCTTCACGCTCTCCACGCGGATCCTCAGCCTTCCCGGTTCCATGTTCCACCACACCGTCATCCGGCCTTTCTCCTCTTCGTCGTTCAGCATGTTCAGCAGCGTCTGCGTCAGCGCGCTGATCCCCGCGCAGACGATATCCTGTCCCGGTTTCGCTGCACCGGCATGCCCGTCCGCGTACAGGAACATCTTTTCCGTGTTGTACTCAATCCTCGTCATGCGTTTTTCCTCCCAAACATATTCAGCGGATCCGCGCCCCACATCGGGTTGTACTCCGGTTCCTCCACCAGCGGCTTGACCAAATTGCCCATGGCGACGTATCTCCACATGTCGGCGATATGATCCTCCAGCTTTGTATCCAGGTCCTCCACGTTTTTCTCGTCGTGCATCCACAGCGGCAGGCACCGCAGGAATTCCTTGCACGTGTTGAACACCTGGAACCTCGGCCTGCCGTATTCGTTGAACTGCAGCCGCCACCGGCACTGCATCCATCCCGCCAGCCGCGTGTTGTCCGCCGGTTCAAACCACACGCCGCAGTCCTCCGCCGTATCCGCGATGCTGGTCCCCGTCTGGCTCTGGAAGATCGCCGGATCCGCGATGCCGTGTACCTGCCTGCCCTTCAGCACCGGATCGTTCTCCTCAATCTCGCGGATCGTCTTGAACAGCTGTTCCGGCGGCCACTGCACGCCCACGTCCGGCACGCTGTCCTGCCCGCTCTTCTGCACCCCGTAAAGCTCTTTGAACAAATACATGGTCTCAAACTCGTCAATCGCGAACCATCCCACCGAAAACGGACGGAAAAACCCCCAGTCCAGCCCGCGGTAGATTTTCCAGTGCCGCTTCACCGGAATCGGATTGATCACGTGCGTCCACAGGCCGTCGTCATAGTGGTCCGGGTCATGCACGAATTCAGGGAAGTAGGAGCCCTGGAAGATGTTCCAGTCCCCTTCGAGCCAGGCTTTCCGGATCGTCAGCGGCAGGTTCTCCAGAAAGTTGACATACTCCGGGCTGTACTCCTGCAGGATCTTGTTGTCCGTTACCTTTGCCTGAACAAAACTGTAATCCTCCGCCTTTTCGTTTCCCTGGAAGATCCGGTCCACAAACAGCCTTTTGATGTACGCATGTCCCGGCCCGCCGGGGTTGCAGGTATAGAACACCCGGTGCGGAAAGTCGTTCACGCCGCGGCAGCTGGCCGCGATCTTCTTGATCCATTCCTCCTTCAGCTGCGTCGCTTCTTCGATGAAGATCTCGTCATACTCAATGCCCTGAAAGTGATCCGCGTCGTTGTCGTTGTCGCAGTACGCAAACTGGATAATCGCGCCGTTCCGGAAATAGAAGCACTTGTCGTTCGCGTTGTACTTCGCGATCCCCCGGGTCATCAGCTTCAGCGGCTCCAGGTGGTTTTTCATCAGGTCCTGCAGCGTCCGCCGGATGATGCAGATCCGGATCCCCGCGCTCCACGCGTCCGGCGCGCCGTAAATGCTTGCGTCCTGTACCGCCTGTTCCCGGATTACCCAGCTCTTTCCGCCGCCCCGCGCGCCGCCGTAGGCCGTGTGCCGCGTCCGGCTGTTCATGAACTTGAACTGCTTTCGGTTCGGATAAAGGTGCCGTACGTTCTGCTCACTCATCCGCTTCACCGTCCTCCGCCGGCGGTTCGTGCACCACCACCATCAGCGGCCCGGCAGCCGTTTCCGGTCCCTTCGCCTTTTCCTTCTCCAGCTTCAGCTGCTCTTTCCACTTCTTCGCGGCAAACTTCTGGTCCATGTTCGGAATCCGGTACAGATCCCGCTGCGTCATCACCGCCGTCTGCAGGGCTTTGGTAATGCTCTCCGCGTTCCGGATCGTCTGGTGCTCGTCCCGCAGCCAGTACCGCGGCTTGGCCTTGATCATCTCCGTCAGGTCCAGCAGCGCGTCCAGCGCGTTCTCCTGCGCTTCGATCAGCTTCTCAAAGTGGGTCACACGCGCGCGCACAATGCGTTCGCGCAGCCTGTCCTCTGTTTTTTCCCTGATTTTTCCCTTCTCTTTTTTCCAGCCTTCCTTATATGCGCGGTTCTGAATTGTTTTCACGCTGATCCCGTATTTCTCGGCCAGCTCCTTCTGCGTGATCCCGCCCTTCAGCCATTCCGCGCGGATTTTCGGCCACGGCGTCGCCATTGTTGTTTCCCCCTCTGCCCTTAAAGTGGGCGATCCTCTGTATCATTGTTTCATTTTCGGCTGGTTTTTTGCAGGTACACAAAAAGACCGGCCTGTCCGCCGGTCCTTTCCTTTCGCTTCGCCGCGTTTTTACTTGACGGCTACTTGACTGTTTCCTCCTCCAGATATTCATCGTCCGTCGTTTCGCCGTACATTTCCTCCGTCTCTGCTTTCATCTTCGCATAGGTTTCCCGCAGCTCCTTCCGGATCTCCTCCTCGCTGTAATACTGATCCTCGCTTTTCACCGCAAAAAAGATCCGGTAATGGAATCCCTTCCTCCCGTCCGTATCCTGCACCCGCTCTTCGTTGATCCCCCAGAACAGCGTCCCGTTCACCAGCGGCTTGCCCTTCCGCTGCTGCTCCTCCTGGATCCGGTGCAGATCCTCCAGCAGCTTCAGCACGCTCTCGCCGATCGCCGCAATCCGCTGCTTCCGTCCCGTCTGTGACCAGCTCTCCGCCTGCCGGCCGATCTCTTCCCGCCTGGCCCGCAGCCGCTGTTCATACCGTTTCAGCTCACGCCGGTCGTTTTTGAATTTTTGCCTTTTGTTCATGTCCATCCTCCTTTTTTCGCATCACACAGCGTATGTATACTCCGTCCACCATGTCGGAATAGAAAACCTTGCAGTCCTCCAGCCGGTAACCCGGATAGATCCTGCTCATGATCTCGCCGGCCATCGCCCGGAAGTTGGTTGCGATCATCTTCACTTTTCGGTTGCTGATCTTGCAGTCGCTCACATGCTCTTTCGGTTTCTTCAGGTTCCGGCTCCCGCTCCACATGTGAAAGTAAAACCGCTCGCCGCTGTCCCTGGCTTTCTCGTTCTGCCGGTACAGGTAATTGGCCATCCCCTGCAGGCCCTTCCCGAAGCTCTGCAGCAGATAGCTGTTCACAATGCCCTTCCCCCACAGTTTCACCAGTTCCTTCTGGCCGATCCCGCCGTTCATCACCAGGTGAACATGCAGCCGCTTGTCTTTATCCAGCCCGATGGCGTAGATGTACTTCAGCGCCGTCATCCCGCGCTTCTCCCGCAGCCGCTTCACCCGCAGCAGGAAATTCCTTACGTCCTTCCGGCAGCGCTTCAGATCCGGTTCCTCCGCGTAGGTCAGCGTCACCGCGTCGTCCTCAAACAGGTTGAAGTTGTTTTCCATCAGCAGCACCAGCCGCCTTTTCGCCCGCCGGGTGTTCAGCTGGGCCTGCCGCTCTTTCGTCAGGTTCAGATTTGCCCGCTTGGCCTCCTGCTCCTGGCTCCGTCCGAAAATGGGATAGATCTCCGCTTCCAGCCGCGTCCCGGCCTTGATGGTCCGCGTCCGGTATCCCATGCTCCCGATCCTGGTGCTGGTCGCTTCCGTCCTCCAGTATTCCTCCAGCAGCGTCCCCTCTTCCGGCACCGCGTCAAACAGTCCTTCGAACTCCCATGCCATGCCGTTCCCCTCCTTTTGGCTCGCCGCCGGCTATCCTCGCGGGATGCCGCTGCGCTCTCCCGCGACCCTCCCGCTGTCACCATTGTCTTTTTCTGATGATTCAGGTGAAACTTCTCAGCTTCCTGATCCCTTCCGTCTTTCTTCCTGTTTAATGTGCGAATATTTAATACTCATTACAAGGCTCATCATGCGGAACCCGTCCCGCCGTTCGCAGCGCTGTCCGCTGCCGGGTCCTGTCCTGTCAATATCCTGCCGTCTTTCCGGCTGCCAGTCGTCTGCACGTTCCCGATTGCCGGTACTTTTCATCCCCGGCTGGATGTATTTCGGCTTTTCAGCCTGGTGCGCGGGGCCGGAGTTGAACCGGCCGGCGGTGGCACTTTGTCAAAATCAAAATCCGCGAGGAGCAAACTCCTTTCATTATTTATATTTTGAACATCCGCCCGTCCCCGCCGCGCATATAAAAACGGAGTGTGAAGGATTCGAACCTTCGGCCGACCGCAGCCGACAGCTGGTTTCAAAGCAGCTGGCTTATAACCTCTCGCCCAACACTCCATATCGTCTCCGGATAGCGTCTCACTGTCCGCCTTACGCCTTAATCCGGAGGAAAATTGTGAGCTGTGTTGTATTGTTGCCTTTAAGTCAGAAGCAGTAACCGCCACACATCCTTGTCTGTGTGACCGTCCCAATGCTTTGCAACAGGCAATTCTACACACTTGAATATGTCCCAATACTTGTCTTCATAGTGATATGAATAACTGCCCTTTGGAGTATCAACCGCAACGATGAACCATCCACCACCGAAGCATGGTTCTCCATCTTCGTGTTTATGTGACTTCCATGCTTTGTCGAGGTTCTGATTCACTATCGTTGCAAACAATACCGCCCGTTGCGTGTACAAATCATTGAACGTGTGGTATCCATCAGAGAAGTCACCAATGTCCTCAAGTTTGTACGGGCAGTTTTCGCAAACTTCATGTTCCTGCTCTTTCAGCAGGGCAAGGGCATCATGTCGTAGGTTTCTTTCGCAATCAAGTTCCTGTATGTCTTCATACGAATAATACGGACAATCTCCGCAAGGTGAATCGAATGTTAAGCAACACTCAAGTCCTTTAATAACCTTCTCCCTGTCAGGCATCCCATACCACCTTAAACCTTTCTCTGTCTGCGCAAGCGTATCGCCCACACTCATCAACTAACAAAAGTGTTCCATCATTCTCTATTGCCCAACCTTCCATATCGCAATAGCAGAGATGCTTTGCCCATTCTTCATGCAATGCGATGTTGTATTCATCCGCTTCTTTTCCTGTTTTTGTATCTATGACAATGAATGTTTCACCATGCTTTTGCTCGTTCAGCATGGCAAGGGCATCTGCGTCCAACAACTTCATGTTTTCAACTGCCAAAGGATGCACGTTTCTATTTTTGTCAATCCAATCATCAAACAACGATTCAATTACTTGAGAAATCGTATTCCTGTCTGTCATTCACTTCACCGACCTTCCCACAAAATAGGTTTTCCGCAATTCGGACAGTATTTGCTTGTCCGTCTACTAATTTTTGAATGGCAAGAACCGCAATACCACAACTTTATTGTTCTGACCCATCCATTAGAATTTTGTGGTAATGGTTTAACCGCTTCCTGCTCTTTCAGCAGACATACACCTTCCATCATGCTTTGTGCGGTTTGTTTCAGATTCTCAATCTCTTCATCCTGCTCTTTCAGCAGTTCTATAGCATTGTCGCAAATCTGTTTCCGAACCTCTGCATGATCATCGTGAATCATTATGCCTTCTCTCCACTTATCCCTATCACGAAACCATTTAAGCGATTTGATAACCTTCTCCCTGTCCATTTCATCAACTCCTAACTATGAGTTAAAGTGTCATATTGTTCACAGCTTCATCCCCGGCTCCCCGCCGTCCAGCTTCAGCGCCGTCAGCCCGTTTTCCATCACATCCATCTGCCATGTCATCAACTCCCGTTAAAAGCGCCTTTTCGTCTGTGTCTGGCTTTGGATATCTGTATTGCATAACCCAACGTTCGCCATCAAGTTTTAACCTTTTTTCTGGAATGCATCTTCCTTCAATCCAAGGCAATGCATAATCAACCCAAACATCGTCTGGCGGATCTGCTTTATAGTCCATTTCATCACCTACTCACGCTTGTTGCGTCATTTGTCACTAATCACATCCTCATCCCCGGCTCCCCGCCGTCCAGCTTCAGCGCCGTCGGCCCGTTTTCCATCACATCCATCTGCCATTCCGCTATCGCCCTCCGCACATGCTCGCTGTCCAGCGCGTGAATCATGTCCTGCAAAATCTGGCACTTCTCTTCCTGATCCTTAAACAGATCTTCAAATCCCTTCAGCGGCATCCGCCCCTGATGATCCACGCTGCACAGCTTCTTCTTTCCGCGCTCATACTCCAGGCATTCCAGCAAAACGCTCTTTTTCGTGTTCTC